AAATAAATATCTTGCTATTGAGAATCCAGAAAAAAAGAAAAAATCAAAAGTGGTTGAGAATTTAAGTTTTCAAAAGTTGAGTTGGGTATGTATATTTTCCAAAAAACGGAAAAAAATTAGAGAAAGATAGAAGTATAACAAAGAATTTTATAAAATGGAAGATGACAGAAGATGTATTGCTATTAAATCATCAGATGGACAGAGATGTTCAAAACGTGGAACAGTAGAACGACGTTGCGGAACTCATCATAAAATTGTAACAGACGAAGGACCTAATCGTGTTGAACTCAAGGAAGTAATATATTCATTTAAGGGACAGAGAAAGGCTTTAACTAAACATTTTAATGAGTTGATCGCAGCATTAGGTCGTCAACCTTGGATAAATAATCATCTCGATTATTTACGAATCAACGGAGAATACGAAGAAAGGCTTCGGTTAATTAATGTTGGACAAGCCCAACAGTATAACAACGTTTACGAAAGACAACAAGCTGATATTGAAAGAACTGGAATTAATCCAGACGCAGTTCAAGACGCAAGACGTCGTGCTGAAAGACAACAACATTTAGCTCGTTTACGAGAGAGACAATTAGCCATTGAACAAGATCATCAACAAAGACTTGATATAAGGCAAAGAGAAATCGAAGCAAGAAATATTCGACACGTACAGAGACAAGCTGAGGAAAGACCTCTTGCTAATTTTGCGAACGATAGACAAAACGTTCACACTACATCTGCTGTTACACAAACTTTAAAAATAGTTAATGAAATTTTAAAAATCCCAGTACCTGAAGAGTACAAATGGAACATGAGAACTGTTTCGAAAACAATGTCTGAAATTATTTCAGAATGTAATCTATCTCCAGCTTCTGCTTGGCAGATGGTAGCAAAGTATTGTTCAGATGAAACAATCTATGATCTAGTACCAGGAGTGTACGGAAAGGTTCTTGATTCTGTTTGGCAGTATATTAAAAGTTCTCCAGACAAGGAAGATCTAAAAAAGATTCTAACTTCTGAAATGAGAGACAACATTGGTATGTGTGCGCAAGGAAACTTAAGCAGACTTACAAACATTCTAGCAGGATATGTTGAATGTATTGTGGTTGAAGAATCAATCGCAGATAAGCTTGGGCGTATGCTTCCTCCACTGATGGAGATTGAAGATATCCCTCGAAGACTTGATCATGCTGCTCGTATCTTTATAGAAGTAGGACTTCCTAACGATCAGTGGGAAGCATGGGGACATGGTCTCCTAATGGATCAAGAAGATAACGACTATCGTGAGATGTATATTCATGATGGAATGATTGAATTTGTTGTTTATCGTTAATTTCCCAAATTGGGATTTTTTTACACTATAGTAGCTAGATAGTTGAGAGCATAGTTTGAAAATTCTACAGGAGCTTTGACTCTATCAGTTAAAGCATTTGTTCCAAAAATTAAAGATCTAAAAAATAAAATTGGAAGTATAATTGTTAAATATGAAGTAGGTATCAATCCTATACCAATTCCAACTATACTAGTGTTAATCCAATTTAATGAAATTCGAGCACATGCGATAATATTTATAATTTGAATAAAGACACTAACAAACCAACCAAAGTTTACAAAAATAATTCCCATTCCATTTAAGGCATGCTGTCTATTAGTTGTGCCATCTGAACTTGTTACAGCTGGAGCTGAAACCTTAAAAACGTCTCCATCTTTAACAGTATGACTATTTTGTGCTCCATTAATAGAATATGTAACGGATAATTCTTTTTGCTTATTTGGATTTGGATCTGGGATTCCAACATTATTAAATCCAACCTTCAAATCAATCGAACCATTTTTTATATATTTTTTGACAGCATCTGTAACATCTGTAAAATTACCAGTATAACCATATTCTGCTTTATCAATCTCAAGTCCACTTGCTACACGCTGTGGAGGAGCATTAATATCAATATAGTCTCCATCGTTGGCCGCTTTCGTTATACTTGATCCGCCATTGATAGTGTAATTAATAGTTAACACTTTAGGCTGACCTGGTGCCGGATCGGTAACATTCAATGCGGCAGGTGAAACAGATGGAATACTTAATTTACCATCTTTAATATTGGCAATAACAGCATTTGTTACATCAACTGATGAAGAACCAGATGGTAGACTGTATGTGGCAGAAGTAATTTTTAAACCACTCATTCTCTTATTATGAAGAGAATACGACATTTGCTACGCCTCCGAGAACTCGCAAAAAATTATATGATTCTACATAGGCTCGTACATCGAAACTATACTCATACGTTTTTGCGTTTGACTTAGTAATTACAGTAATAAGTTCTTCTGAGTTATATAATCGTTTTCCAGTATTTGGATCTGTTATGTTTGGATTCAAAATTATAGTTGGATTAGCACTTGTAGCTGTTGATTTCAAAATACATACTGAAGTTGATGTTGCCGGGACAGCTGTATAGGTTGGTTGAACAAATGTATTTCGAAGAACTGTTTTATTAAACATAGAACCATTAATGTGACCTGAAGGTTGCTGTTCGTCGTGTTCAGAAGCAAACGAGTATGTATAAATTCCAGATATTCTGGAAGACCCTTGTCCTGTGTGGTGACGGTAGTATGGTAACGTTGAAAAGAATTCAGTTTGTTTTGTAGTAAATCTATCTTTGCCATCAAGAACAATATTTGACTCAAGAAGAATATCCTTTTGTGTAATATTTGTAGTCTGAATAAGGCCAGATGAATATGATGGAACTAATGATACAGATGGTAAATTCAGAGGTGGTCTGTAAGCATCTGGCCAATTTGTATAATTATCATAATCATTTAATGCCATACGGTCACTTCTTTGACCTACCCAGACAACACGAGTACATAAATTACGCATAGTAAGTTCCAGATCATTACTGGCTCCATATTGTCCATTAGCTTGTACCATATCAACTTGACGAACAATAAAAGAATGATCTGTCTTTGCTATATGAATCAATTCAGCGTCACTTAGCCAAATATAGTTAGCTTCAATGAAAGGATTTAGATTCCATGAAATCAACGTAGGATTTGTAGGAACTGGATTTGCTGCGTAGGTTGGAGGTGACAAAAAATTATTAATAGTAAAATCTGTTGAGCTTGTATCTGGGGCAATTCGTGTTCCAAATGTAGTTGATAAATCACGAACATCTAAAGTTGTAAACATAGAATACATGTTATTCAAATCTACAACAATTTGAACTTCTGAATGCTGAAGGGCGATTAAAGGCAAAGAAGATCCAATTGATTCACAAAACCAGAAATGTAAAGGAATTAAAAGTGTTCTTCCAGGAATTGATGGGGCGGCTAATGATCCTGAAGTTGAAATAGAATGAGGATATTGATTCAATCGTCCAAATACATTAGCAGGATCATACAGTTCTGGAATGTTTCCAGTCATCTGATCTAAAATCGCCTTCTTGTTTGCGTCAAATTTCAATTCAGCATATAACTTCATCCATTCGCCTGTGTGTGATACAATTGTTTGACCATTGATCAAAACAGAAACTGATCGTATCATGTTGTATCCGATATTTCGAATCCATTGGAATTCATATCCGATCGCAGTAGCAGATGAGTTTATATTGCTATGGGTTCCGGGTGTTATAGGTGAAACAGGTGAATATATATCTGGAAGTGTTACGCTCAAATAACAATCGTTAACAAGTTGAGCGTGTCTATCTACTTTTGTTTGTAATCGAATTGTACCTGATTGAGGTAAACTAATTTTTGTAGTCTTGAAGTAGAGGCGAATATGTTCCATAGCAAATTCGGTGTGACGTTTATACATTGATCTAAAATGTGTAAACGATGGGTTTCCTGTTACAAGGTGATCTTGAGCACCTTTTCCAACTAATTGCATGAGTCCGCCTGGCATTCTCTGTTATATCCTTTATAGATTTGAATGTGTAAGATTTAATCTTTCTTTTTTGCGTTAGTAGTAGGTCCTGTAACACCTGATAGTCCCGTAGCTCCTGTTACTCCTGAAGCTCCAGTAGGACCATTAACTCCTGAAGCTCCTATTGGTCCTGTGGGTCCATCTTTAGCCGCGATTGGAATGGTGGTGTTTACATACGAGATGGTTGAGTTATTGAACCCTAATATCAATGAACTGGAAGCCTGTGTGGTTGCGTAAATGTTCAACACCTCGTCCTGGCACGTAGCGGACTAGCATTCCTTATTATTAGAAGTGATACAGTTTGTTCATGTAAAAAATACGATCTACGCAGGTGGTGGTGGAAATCCTTCATACGATTCCAGTTTAGTGAAGACGAATACATTTGCTGAGTCTACATACAGTATCTTGAAATATTGAATCTCAACCCTATCTGCTTGAGGAGTTGGTATAGTATCGTTTAAATACGAGTAAAGACCTACATTATTTCCATTGATTTCCATTGAGTTCGCGTAATAACCTGTTGGACCTTGAACTATTGCTAATGTTAAATCATAAGCTTGAGATACAGTTGTAGGAAAGTTCGAAACATCAACCATGAAGACGGCTGTATGTTCACTTAATAACCCAACCGGTCCCAGACTCCAGTCGAACGGAACAACTCCGCTACTCTCCGCTACAAGCTGAAAATTTGTATTCCCTCCTCCTGATGCGCCTGTAGCTCCTACACCACCTGTAACTCCAGTAGCTCCTACACCACCTGTAACTCCAGTAGCACCTTGAACACCTGAAACTCCCGTAGGACCTGTAGCTCCTGTAACACCTGAAGCACCTGTTGGACCTGATACACCTGATGCTCCTGTAACACCATTAACTCCAGCAGGACCTGTAGGTCCTGTAAGACCTGAAGCCCCTGTAACTCCAGTAGCACCTTGAACACCTGAAGCTCCTGTAGCTCCTACACCACCTGTAGCTCCTGTAGCTCCTGTAGCTCCTACACCACCTGTAACTCCAGTAGCACCTTGAACACCTGAAGCTCCTGTAGCTCCTACACCACCTGTAGCTCCTACACCACCTGTAGCTCCTGTAGCTCCTACACCACCTGTAACTCCAGTAGCACCTTGAACAC